ATTCCATTGATAAGTTCCTCGACGTGGTTAGGGATGCGGTTGATGATGGCACGCGACGCTTCTAGTTCGTGGGTCGCGCTTGCAAGCTGCTCAGATAGAGCCGCTGGGTCGACCCAGCCAACAACACTGGCTAGGTCCTTCATGCACTTGGTGCAGAGCAGGGCTGCTCCGTCAAAGACGTTGACGCCCAGGTCGTAGAGGTCGCGGTAGTCGCCGCACTTCATGCAGGTGCTTGGCGATGGTGCGCCAGTTGGGAAAAAGTTTAGGTGAAGCATTAGCCCTCCAGTTCGCTGACGGAGCTAACTCCACGCCAGTTGGTGCCCCAACTTGCTTGGTCGTCAATGTCGGTGAACTTGTGGGCGACGCCCCATGTCTCCTGCATTGCGCTGTGGAATCCGTCTCGTTTTATTTGCACCGCTGAGGTCTCAGGGGTGAGGTCGCTCATAAACGTCATGGCGTACTTAAGAGCATCATAGCAGTGATTGTCCTTGTCGCGGATATCTTCCAGCTTGTTCTTCTGCTCGGCAACCTTTGGTGATGCGTGCTTCTTCCACTTCAGTTTTGGAAGTTCGGCAATCAGGTTTGGGCAGTCGTCCGTAATCATCAGGTAAGGCTTGCCAGTCTTCGGATTGATTTTGGTGTACTGCTGAAGTTTCTCGAGGCCTACGCGGCGGTCAGAAGGGATAGCGTCGACGGCGATGTAGATGCCGTGCTTGGCGTACTCCTGCAGAATCGAGGTGCCGGTGTGCTCCTTGGTCTGCTTGATAGCCGGGTCGCCTGTGGTGAGGAAGAGTTCTGCGCCTGACTGCTGCAGGATTTCGCTCGTCCACTGGTTGACTACGTGGGCGTGCTCGGCGACGTTTAGTTTTGCTTTGTACCACTCTTTGAAGACGACAATAGTTCCGTCTTCATCAACTGCCAGCCAGAGCCAGACGGTTGGATTGGTGTATCCCGAATCCATTGTTCGAATAATTCGATGTCTCGAATTGGGTCGGAACTGTCCTTTAGGTATGCAGTGTGTAAGGGGCGAAAATTCTGGAAAGACTGAACCACCAAGATGGATGTACTGTCCGTTTTTACGGATGAGCCGCTCTTCTTCAGAAAGCGACTCCATGTAGCGTTCAATGGCTGCTTTAGAAAGCGATGGGTTGTCCTCCATGCTCGCTTCAACAATGCCAATGTCCTTTGTTCCTTCTTTGGCGGGGATGTAAACATCCTCGAAAATCCATTCCATACCCTCAACAGGCGTTTGCGACATCCACCAGTCGCCGTCCGTGTCCACCAAACGCGCTAGACACTCTTGCCAAATTGTCTTTGGGCACTCCTCGTCGAAGTGGACGAAGTGTCGGGACGAACCAGCGAACTTATCTAGGTCCTGGTCTTGCGACATGAACTCCACGAACGAGCCGTTGTTCAACGTCAGCAGGTGTCGCTCGCGGCTGTACGAGTCTTCCCATGAGCCATTGATTAGATACCGCTTTGGCAGCCACTGCTTCCACAGCGGCAGGATAATCTTGTCGACACCGTTTAGGAAGTCAACTGCAACCACGCGGCCTCGGATTGGGCCATCTGGTAGCTTGCGGAAGGGGTGAGTCTTGGTGACCCACCAGATGCCTTCGATGGTGGAGCCTAGCGACTTTCCGGAACGGTTACCGCCGATATACAAGCGAGCCTTGTTCTGCATCTTGTGGAACGCTTCTTGCTTGTCTGACGGCTTGTAGTCGTACAGGTTCGGCGAATAAGATGCGGCCTGAATACCCTCGCCCAGTTGGAGCAGGATATCCGAGAGTTCAAACTTGTCTTTAGCCATGAATTAGTTTGACTAGCTCCGCGAGGGTAATGCGTACCAGAGCAAAGTCGTTGACACGAATGTTAGTGCGCAAAAAGATAATATCAGCAAGGCTGACATAAGCCCACCACTCACCAGCGCGAGGATAGCCAACCCCAGCTCGCTGAGTAACGAGGAAGCCAAAAGCACCTTTGGCATTGTCACGTTCGAGCGTAGCCTCGTCAAACCATTTCTGAATTTGCCCATAAGAGGCCTCCTTTGCGGCCTTGCCGCCCTTTACCTCAAACACGATGAGGCCGCGGTTTTCTTCGCGAAGCCATACGTCGCCCTCATCATCCGAGCCCTTTAGGACATTGCGGTGTGCGGCGAGTTCGCTGTAGCCCGCGGTTAGCAGGTAGTTGCGTACTGCTGTTTCGGCGCGGGTGCCGATATTTTTACTCTTGCTCAAGGTCGTCTCTTCCTATCTATGCGATACAATACTAGCATGGCGCTAATCCCTACTCCTGAAGAAGTGAATACCTTTCACCTCAACAGCGACAAGGACGCGAGCGCACAAGCATTGCACCACACTCTTGGCCTAGGAGCAAATCAGGCCAGCCCAGGCAATCACAACCACGATGGTAAGAACTCGGCGAAAATCAAGTTCAGCGACATCGATGGTGGGTGGATGAACGTAGACGGCGGCGAGCCAGGGACTACCTACACACCTATCCCTCACCTTGATGGAGGCGGAATCTAATGGCGGTTATCATCCAACTTCGCCGCGGAACTGCGGCTGCTTGGACGTCTGCTAATCCTGTCCTGGCTCAGGGTGAAGCGGGTTTCGAAACCGACACCCTCAAAGTAAAACTTGGCGACGGCACTTCTAATTGGGTGTCACTTCCGTATTTCACGCAAGGAACCGCTGGTTTATCTGCATATCAGATAGCCGTCGCCAATGGTTTTGTGGGTACAGTCAGCCAGTGGCTTGCGTCACTGGTGGGCGCAACTGGTGCAACTGGTCCAGCGAACACGCTGAGCATTGGCACCGTCTCAAGCGGCGCTACGGCTGCTGTAAGCGTCACTGGAACCGCGCCTAACCAGACTCTAAACTTCGTGCTCCCTAAGGGCGACACAGGCGCTACTGGTCCTGCTGGTGCTACTGGTCCTGCTGGCCCTACTGGAGCCGCTGGTCCTACTGGCGCGACTGGTCCTACTGGCCCAGCAAATACGCTTACTGTTGGCTCAGTATTTACTGGAGCTGCAGGCTCAAGCGCATCTGCGGATATTACCGGCACTGCGCCTGACCAAACTCTCAACCTAACCATCCCTCGCGGCGACACTGGCGCAACTGGTGCAACCGGCCCTCAGGGTGCGCAGGGTATTCAGGGCGTCAAGGGCGACACTGGCGACACTGGCCCACAGGGTATTCAAGGCATCCAAGGCATCCAAGGTCCAAAGGGCGATACTGGCGACACTGGCCCTCAGGGCCCACAGGGTATTCAAGGCGCAACTGGTCTCACTGGTGCAACTGGTGCAACTGGTCCTCAGGGCCCACAGGGCATCAAGGGTGACACTGGCGACACTGGCCCACAGGGTCCGCAGGGTGTCAGCATCACCATCAAGGGCAGCGTAGCAACCACTTCGCTTCTGCCGTCGACTGGCAATGCAGTGAACGATGCCTACATCGTCGACGCAGATGGTGACCTCTACGTGTGGAACGGCACTGCTTGGTTCGATGCTGGTCAGATTGTTGGTCCACAAGGCCCTCAGGGCATCCAAGGCCCTCAAGGCATCCAAGGTCCTCAGGGTGACACTGGCGCAACTGGTGCAACTGGTGCAACTGGCCCACAAGGTCCACAAGGCATCCAAGGTATTCAGGGTGACACTGGTCCACAAGGTCCACAAGGCATCCAAGGTATTCAGGGCGACACTGGCCCTCAGGGCGACATCGGCCCAACTGGCCCACAGGGTCCACAAGGTATCCAAGGTATTCAGGGCGACACTGGTCCTCAGGGTCCGCAGGGTATTCAGGGCGAGGCTGGTGCAACTGGTCCATCGGGCGTAATCGCTGTCACGGCTCCGATTACCAACTCGGGAACTAGCACCTCGGCAAACATCGGCGTGAACCAGGATGGCTTTGACCACATTGGCACGCTGAACTACGTCAGCTTCGACACGACTCCGACTGGCGTACCTGCTGCACTGGGTACGTTGTCATGGAACGCAACCGACAACACGCTGGACCTGCAGAGCGACGGCATCACTTACCAGCTTGGTCAGGAACTTGCTCAGAACGTAAAGCGTTTTGACAACTCAGGCCTGACTAATGGCAAGGTTGTCTACGTCACTGGCTCGGATGGGGCAAACATCCTTGTCGACTACGCAATCGCAACTAGCGACGCAACTAGCGGCAATACCTTTGCCGTGATGACTGCATCCGCTTCTGGCGGAGCTAAGGCCCCGGCAACCACGTTTGGTCTGGTTCGCCAACTTGACACCTCGGCGATGACTGAGGGCGCAACTGTTTGGCTGTCTGGAACTGTTGCTGGTGGCATGACTACAACTAAGCCATCTGCGCCAACCCACACCGTCCAAATCGGTATCTGTGTTCGCAGCCACGCCACTGAGGGCGTTATCTTCGTGCAGATTCAGAACGGCTATGAACTTGAGGAGCTGCACAACGTTGCAATTTCCTCAGCCGCAGAGGGTCAGGTGTTGACGTACGAAGCATCTACTGGCCTCTGGAAGAACAAAACGCCAGCAGACACTGGCTTCAGTCCATTCCTATTGATGGGAGCATAAATTGGCAACAACCTACAAAATCTTGGGTCAGAATCGGTATGCCGCTGGTGCAAACACTTTTGAAACCGTCTACACCGTGCCAGCGGCCACTTCGGCAGTTGTGTCTACCCTGTCAGTAACGAACACCACCCCGAGTGCTTACACGATGCGAATCTGTATTGTGAAAAGCGGCGAGAGCCCATCGGCTAACAATGCGCTAATTTATGACGCCTCCTTCGCGGCTAACTCGGTGACCCCATTTACAATTGGCATCACGCTCGGCACTGGTGACTCTATCCGCGTTGCCTCCAGCATGAGTGGCTGGTCGGTTGTTCATGTCTTTGGAAGCGAGATTGCATAATGGCGATTAGCGTTTTTCCTGCGCCTAGCAGTGGCGGTAAGTATGAACGCATTGTGTCAATTACAAGCACACAGTCGTGGACTGCCCCTACTGGTGTTACTTCGGTTGAGCTGCTTCTGTGTGGCGGTGGCGGTGGTGGTGCTGCTGGCGGTGCTGCTGCTGGCGGTGGCGGTTCAGTCTATTGGGGCGTCTATTCAGTTACCCCAGGAACAAGTTACACAGTGACCATTGGCGGCGGCGGAACGGGTGGTGCCTACGGCACAAACAACGCTGGAAACAACGGAACAAATAGTAGTTTTGGAGCCGTCTTGACCGCAACTGGTGGTGGCGGTGGAGCGCAGTCTGGAGCCCGCCAAGGTGGTTTACCGTCTGGCTTCGCTGGTTCTGGCGGTAACGGCTCAGACCTAGCGACTAACACATCCGTAGTGGCTGGACAGATTGGTGGAGTTGGGTTTCAGGGGTTTGGTGCTGGAGGCGGCGCTGGGTATGCGAACTCTTCAGACAAGCAATTCTCTGGCGGAACTGGGCAAAGTGGCTCAGGAAGCAGTCGTGGAAATTTCGGAAATGCGATTAGTGCAAACGCCAACACTGGAGCAGGCGGTGGCGGCGCTGGCTGGCACCCCACTTATGGATACTTTCAGGGCGGCAATGGCGGTTCTGGTATCTGCGTAATTAAGTACTGGGCATAGGAGACAACGTGGCACACTTTGCAAAAATCGAAGACGGTATCGTCACTCAGGTTGTCGTGGTTGACAACGAGCACGAGGCCGACGGCGAGGCGTACCTGAATGGACTTGGGCTTGAGGGGCGCTGGATTCAGACCTCTTATAATGGCAATTTCCGTGGGGTATATGCGGGCATTGGCGATACCTACGACGAAGAGCTTGATATCTTTGTGGCTCCAGTATCAGATGAAATTCCTGTAACTGAGCCGCCAGTAGTTGTGGAAAACTCTGAACCTACGGTATAGACTCTCCAATAGCATGACTATAAGGAGACTAAATGCTACAGGGACTAACGCCGCCATCTGACGAGCCCATCTGCGCAATGATGAAGCGCGCAGCCGAGCTTGACAAGGCAGACCTTGAAATCCTACTGGGGGCAATTGCTGACAGCCGCTGGAGCGCACAGGCTCTGGCCCAGGAACTAACCCGCCGCGGATTCAAGGTGCACAAGGATTCAATCCTGCAACACCGAGGCAAGAAGTGCCGCTGTGCTGAGTGACCTCAAGACACCATCCCCGATGTGGGATACGGTTGGTCAGTCAACGCCGGTAAAGATTGTCAACCCGAAGAAGCCTAAGGCTCTCGAAACTAATCACCGCGTCAATGTCATCCTGCCAGACCCGCAGATTGGCGGTCGCTGGTTCCGCGATGACAACTGGGATAACTTCCACGACGAAGGCGCAATGAACATCGCGCTGCAGATTACCAACTGGCTCTACCACAACGACCGCGTAGACGCAGTAATCAACCTGGGGGACTTCCTAGACCTGCCTGCTCAGGGTAAGTACGAGCAGGAGCCAGCCTTCGCTGGCACTACGCAATACGCAATCGACCGTGGGCACAAGTTCTTGCAGGAGCAACGCGCTGCCGCTGGCCCACAGGCTCACATCGTCCTCATCGAGGGCAACCACGACCGCCGCATGGAGAAGTTCATCCAAATCAATGCGGCGAGCGCATGGGGCCTCAAGCGTGCGAACGCCGAAGAGATGCCAGTGATGAGCCTTCCCTACTTGCTCCGCCTAGACGAGATTGGCGTTGAATACATTGAAGCGTACCCAGCCGGTGCTTACTGGATTACTCCGCAGCTTCGAGCTATACATGGTTACAAAGTCAGGTCGGGTGGCTCAACCGCAGCCGCCTACACCAATGACACCCCTCACATCTCCACTGTCTTTGGGCACATCCATCGCCAAGAGGTTCAGTCCAAGACCGTCTACAACGGTAAGGGTGCCATTAGAAGCCAGGCAATCAGCCCAGGATGCTTATGTCGAGTTGACGGTGCAGTACCATCAGTAAACGGCAGCACAAAGATAAACGGCAAGCCCGCGCAGCTCTTTGAGAACTGGCAGCAGGGCATTGCCGTTATCACTGTCGATGAGGATGAAAACTTCTTCACCGAGCTTGTTCAGATTGTGGATGGGGTCGCTTGGTTCCGTGGCAATAAGTTTATTGCTCAGCCAGACGCTTAGCCTCAGCCGCTAGGATTTGCTCCATAGTGGCCTTAGTGGTCGCATCATGGTCAAACCACGCATCGCCCTTTATTCCAGTCGGGATGAAGGGCTTTGTGTGTTCTGGGCGAGGTCCGTAGTGCGGGTCGTTTGCAGAGTGCCAGGTGTTGTGACAGAAGTCGCAGATGCGGTGCAGGTTACCTGGCGCATTGTTCATCGTGTTCTTGTCTGGGCCGTGGTGTCGGTCTGAAGCAGGCCTTCCAACACAGCCCACAATCGGGACGACTCCTCCGCCTGCGCGCGCGAGGCCAGCCCATTCGCAGACCATACCGGGCTGAATTGGGTACATTTCTGCTGCGCGTTTTCTTCCAGTGCTAACAGGGTCTTTGTAATCAGCAAGCGATTTGGATGACTCGTAACCATCGTCAATGTATCCATTATCAATCTCCTTATCGGGCGTGGTGGTCTCGTCCACGCCGGTAGCTTTCACGTTTCCATAAGCGTCGAACTTGACTTCGCCGCCGCACTGGCAGTCGTCGATTGACTCGACGCGCCACCAGAGAATGTCGCAATCATCGTGGAAACCGAGCCTGCAAGGCAGGCACGGCTCCTCGGGTGTGCAGACTACCGCTTCCACCATTCTGATTCCTCTTCTTCGCCAAGGATGTCCTTGACGCTTGACATGTTGTTGCCAGCACCAATCTGCAGCAGGTCGATACCTACCAGCATCTTGAAGCCTGCCGACTCGCTCTCGCGGATAGGCATGCGGGTCTTCATCTCGCGGACGAGAGAGTTCTGGGTGATTGGCTTCTCGCCGTTGTCGATGCACCAGTCGCGGTATGCGTTGAACAGCGATACCTTGGTGACGCTCGATACGTCAGAGAGGATGGTGCGCTCGTCCAAGAACTTTGCGATGTGGTCCTCTTCGTGGCGGTAGTTCTGGGTTGCCATCTTGACCGACTCAGGCTCGTTGAACCCTTGGTGCGTGACACGGACAGCGCCGTCAATCATCCACTGCAGGATACCTGGGCCCTCCTCCTGAATGAGAAGCTGCGCGAAGTTCTCTTTGCGCTTCTCGGCAGGGATGGTTTTGCGGAAGTCAATCTTGCGCAGACGACGCCAGAAGCCTTCGCCACCAGACTTTACCTCAGGAAGGTGGTTGACAGCCATGAACAGAGTATGCGTAGGCTTGAAGTCAAAGAAGTTCTGACCCATGAAGCGGGCCGAGAGGGTGTCGCCACCTGTGAGCATCTTGACGCGGGACTCGTTGAACTTACCGTCTGGTCGCGTCTCTGAAGCAACAGCAAGTCGTACACCACGGAGGCGTGCGATATCCGTAGGGTGAGCATTTCCGGTTGTGTCAAGCAGGAAGTTCTCAGGCATTGTTGCTGAGTAATCGCCGAGGATACCCGAGATGACATCAAGGATTGTTGACTTACCATTTGCACCGGTTCCTACGAAGACCGGGAGGACGTGGAATCGCGAGTCGCCGAAGAGAGCTGCACCAAACAGTTCTTGCAGGTACAGAATACGGTCTTCGTCCTCGATGATGTCCTTGAGGAATGTATCCCAAAGCGGAGTATTACCAGCTCGCGGAGCAACGGTGGTCTGCCGAGTATTGTAGTCAATGCCCTTACGGCTTGGACGAAGTTCGCCTGTGCGTAGGTTGACAATCCCATCAGGAGTACATAGGTCGTTAGCCTCAGCATCAAGTTGAATTGCGGAGACAAGGACTTCAGTATCAGTGCCAGCAATCGTAATCGCATTTTGCAACCTATCCTTGTTCGCTGAAGCCTGCGCCCACTTGAGCTGCTCAGGGTTCAGGTCGGTGTTCTCGCAGAACGCCACTGCTTCAATGGCGGTCTGGATGATTGACTTCTCCTTGTCGAGGACGTAGCGAGTGCCGTCCCACTTGTGCCAGCCCACGTCGGTTACATGCTTGTAGTCGTTCTGCATGAAGTGGATGAGGCGGTACGAGTTGGCTGCATCAGTGCGGCCAAATGCAGCGTACGAGTCCTGATAAATCTGAGCCAGGTCGCCATCGCTGTACTTGTCCTGTACGGCAGGGTTGCCCAGTGCAGCCTCTGGGTCACCTGCGAATAAATCCTTGTGCTCGTGGCCCTTGAGTTCTTCACGCAACTTGAGGTCGGTGAACGACTCGACACGTGAGATGGCCCAGCGGTTTGCTCCACCAATCTCACCTGGGTTCATTTCGCGCGCAGGAGCCTGCTTGAGGAACTCTTGGAAGCGTTCCGACAGTTGGCCCACAAGCACCTCTGCGGACTCCTTGGTGAGGCATCCATTGCGGTGTGCGGCGTTCAAACGGATGAGCTGCTGGAGCAACCAGCCGTGACGCGACTTAGGGGCGGTGACAGTCGGGCGAACCGAGTTGTAAAGGTTAGTGACCCAGTGGCAGTCGTGAGCCGCGTACTCCCAGTCAGCGGCCTGCGAGATAGCCTCGTAGGTTTCGCTGCTGGTCGTGACAGTTGCGAAGCCGTGGGTGATGAGGACGTCATCAATCTCTTCGATTGATAGTGGTCGCCAGTTGGTAGGGAAATCTACTTCAACCGGTACAGGGGCACTAGCGTCCTTGAAGTTGATTGAACCCGGAGCGCGAAATATTCGCGGTAGGTCGAAAACGGAATCGAGATGTCCGCCCTGAGAGGCTGCAATCCAACGGACAAAGGCACCCCATCTAAGCAGGAGACTAGTACCAACCTCCGTAGTGAAATCTTCTTCAGGGTCGATGCACCAGTAGGGTTGTAGACCATGACCAGAGTGGACCACCACGGAAGGTGCGACTCCCAGTAGGTCTGCAATGAGTTCGACGAGTTGACTGGCGTTCTCCTTGGATTGGATGCCATTTTCTTTATAGTCGATGTCCACCCAAAGGGCAGCCAGCCTATTGATATCTTCGGCTCGAGCTCGGCTGCTAGTAGCAGAGGGGTTGATTTCATACCAAACATTCGCTTTCAAATCCGTAAGAGTCTCGACAACGGCATCTGCCAGTTGGAGTTTCGTGGCCTTCACCTTGAAGCCCTGAGCTGCGCTTTGGTAGCAAATCTTTACGGTGTCGTCGTCGGTGTAGCCGAGACGCTCTAGCAGTTCGATAAATGGCTTGGTCATTGCCGGTCCTTTCTGAAGAATGATGGGGGCAGGCAGAAGGGGGATGCCTGCCCCCATCAAAGGGGGGATGAGACTAGAAGGTCTCGCTCAGTGCTGCCTCGACGGCGTACTTGTTGACGCCCAGAGCGCCTGCGATTTCAGCAGTGTCAAAGCCAGCTGCTTCCATCTTACGCGCCTTAGCGGCCTGCTCAGCGTTCAACTTGCCCTCGCCGTCAATCTCCTTGGCACCAGTGGCCAGGAGAGCGTCAACAGCAGGATTGCTGGTGCCCTTCTCGATGGCGATGCTGTAGAGCTTGACGTCGTTGAAGCCCTTGGTCTTCGCAGGCTTGGTGCCCGAGAAGGTGATGGTGAACTTCGAGCCGAGCTCGAACTTCTGGAGGCCCGAGTCCTTGAGAGCCTGCTTTGCAGCAGTCAACTTCTGACCGAAGAGGTAGACGCGGCGCTCGCCGTTGTCGTCCTCAAGCGATGGGTCGCGCAGGTCGGTGTCGAGAGTGACCTGAATCTGGAGCTGCGGCTTGCCGTCGTCCCAGAACTTTGGCTCGCCAGTTGCGAAGTCGCGAACCTGAACGGTCTGGAGGTCGGTGATGGTGCCGGTGTAGCTGGTTCCAACCTTGACGTCCTTGAACGACAGGCTAGGGACAGTGACGCTGCTAAGCAGGTCGTTTGGGTCAGGTAGGTTTACGTCAACCATGATTTTTCCTTACTGTTTCTACTGTTTTTATTGTTAGATGAGCGACGATACATCGCCCACTTCGCTCTGCTCGTACTTTTTACAGTCCCAGCAGAATGAAGCCTTTGGTTGCTTCTCGATGACGGCATCCCAGCCGACAACCTCAGCAACATCAATCATATTAGCGGCTGCTTCCAACGCGTCAAGTGCAACCTGACGGTCATAGCGCAACATTACAACCTGGGCCTCGGCGAGGTCAAGGTCACGAGGCAAGAACGAGATAGCAACGTGGCTAACCTGCTTGCCGAGCTGCTCCCAGCCGTAGCCGTAGAGCATTGCCTGAACGCGGTACTGGTCAGAGACCTTGCCCTTGGCGGCCTCCTTGATTTTCTTCTCGCCAACAATCTTCCAATCGTTGACGACGAAGTGCTCGCCATCGACGCTGTACGCGCCCATGTCGCATGAGCCTGCGAGCTTCAATGACTTGTACTCGAAAACCTGTAGTCGCTGCTCTAGGTGGTAGTCCTGGGGCCAGCGAGCAAAGCCCTCCTCTAGCGAGGCGTGTACGGCGGTACCGACGAACGGAAACCATGAGCCTTCGGGCTTCTTTGGTCGCCCCGCCAACTTGCGTGCGACGCACTTGCGGCAGTCGCTGCCAATCTCAGAGATGCCGATGGCTTGCTGTAGTGACCGCTCAGTAATAAAGAGGTCTCGTATGCGAGCGAGCCAACGCTCCGCAGTCTCCACTGCTGCTTTGTCGACTTCATTATGTTCATCGACCTTGACGATTTGGATTGGCATTTATACTCCTTAGGTATTCTCGGCGCATCTTCCGGCGGTCAAAGGGACTGAGCCCTCCCCACACGCCGTATGGTTCATCAAACTTTAGCGCATACTCCCGACATTGAAAAATAATTTCGCAGCCGAGGCAAGCTTTCTTAGCGGCAGAGTAATCTGCTTGAGTAAGGACGGGGTCTCTACCATCCGGGTGATGGTCGGCGACATCGAACCAGAGGTCCGGTGCGTTAGAGCAGGGTGGTTGACCGCCAGCCTCCTCGAGGGCCGCTTGCGCGAGGTCGAGTGCTGCTTTGAATCTGGCTTTGTCATTCATTCGTTCCCTTGTCTAGCATCTTTCGTGCAAAGTCTACGCCTCGTGAGCCATCAAGCAGTTTGCGGGTTAGGCGGAAACGCTTGTTTACCTTCTCGGCAATCGCGTGGTCAATGGTATTGAGCGCGATTAGGTTCCAAATCGTTACTGAGTGGTTGCTCGACGCGCGGTGTACGCGGTCCTCAATCTGCTCAATGCGGTCTGGGTCATACGGCGAGTCCAGCATGATGAGGTCATCTGCTTTGTCGAGGTTGATACCTACGCCCATGTTGCCAGATAGCAACACGATACGCAAATCGCCATTTTGGAATTGTGCCTGCGCCCAGTCACGCTTGGCTGAGTTGGTATCGCCAGAGATGACCTCACTAGTAACGCCACGCGCTACTAATTCTTCCTGAAGCCAGTAGAGCACCCTGGTGAACTGGCTAACGATGACGACCTTAGCTTGGTTATCTGCCATCGCGTCGTACTCGAGGAAACCGCGCTCGCCGAGCCATTCAAGCAACCATTCAAGCTTTGCCGATGGCTCGCCCACGATTGGCTTGTACTCGTCATCCCATGCGCAGATAGCCTGCTGGCGTGAGCGGAGCGCAAAAATCATCGCATCGGCCGTCTGGGCATCTTCTTCCTTGCTCAGCAGAGCGGTCTCGTACTTGAGCTGCTCGGTGAAGTATCGGGTGCGCTGGTCTGCGCCAAGTTCAATCTCGACATCCACATAGCGCTTTGGTGGCAGCTGCGGGAGCACTTCTGCTTTGGTGCGGCGTATCATCCACAGGCGGTCCTTTTCTAGCCAGAGGCGCTGGTTCTTGATGCCAGCGGTTGCCTTGATGCTACGAGTGCGTGATACCTGTTGCTCGGTAATCCAGAAGTTCTCTTCGAGCCATGCCCAGCGTGAGCCGGTCTGACCGTAGCCCTCAAGGAAACGCCAGGTGCCGTAGCGGTTCTCCAACTTGCCTCGGTCGGGCGTACCAGATACGGCTACCTTGATGGCGTTGGGGTTGAAGTCCAGCACCTGAAGCCCGCGCCAGAAGTTAGTCATCTTGCGGTCGTTCTGGATAGGCAGGACTAGGTGGCTCTCGTCCACGATGACGGCATCGTATGGAGTGAACGCTAGTTCGTGAACACGGATACCGTTCTTGGTCATGTCAATGGCGTTGTGGTTCGCCAGCACGATGACAGGCACGTCCTCGAATACTTGCTCGAACTGCTTGCTCTTCTGCTTAGCCGTGCCCTTGCTGACATCAATCACGCCCACGTTGTAGCGAGGCTTGATGAAACGCTCGATGGTGTCAATCCAAGTGGTCTGCGCGTTGATGATAGGGGTCAGGATAAGAATGTTGCTCGGGCGGTCGAACAAGCCGTCGAGTTCAAGTGCGCCTAGCACCTCGAGGGTCTTGCCCAAGCCCGGCTGGTCAGCCAGCAGGACTCGGCGTGACTCAGCGATACGCTGGGCCGCCTCGACCTGATAGTCGAAGAGGACTTCGTTTACTAGCGTCATTTGATGCCTAGTTCTTCTTTCACAAATGCCCAGAACTCGTCGGGGCTAGGGTTTAGTCGAGCGAACAGGTTGAGTTCTGCTCGTGCTCGGGTGGTGTTGTTGTTCAGTAGCGATGCGGCGGCGTATGCCTCTTTGCGCTTAGCGTCACGCTCCGCCTTGATTTCGGCTTGGATTGCTCGGCTAGGGCGCTTTGCTCTGCGCTGGGCGTTGTATGTGGTGACCTTTTGGTCGTAGTGGCTCTGGCACAGGCCGTGAGCCACCATTGGTTCACCGCATGAGCCTCGCATACATACTCCAGGCTCTTTGCCAATGCGGGCTGGGTCATTGCGCCTAGCCGCCTCGTAGTGCCTTGGGCATAGTCCACGAGCCTTTGCTAGGTCGCCGCAACCCTGCTCTTCACAAGGCTGGTTGCGTGGACGATACTGCTTGGCTCCGCGTTCACGGCGTTGCTGTCGGACGTAGCACGAGTGGCACATACCTTGCGCGTGAATGGTGGTGCGCTGGCACTTCGAGCAACTAGCGGTCGTCATGGCTGGCATCGCATTGGCAGTTGCGGTAGTCGCACGAGGAGCAAGGCTGAGGCTCGTCGAAGTCGTCCTCGAGGTTGTCGTCGCCTTGGTCGTAGTACCAGTCGGGGTTAGTCGGCCAGTTTCCCATCTTCGTTCTCCTTTGGGTCGGTTTGTTTCATGGTTGGTGGAATGTAAGGGGTCAGTTCGTAAGCGTTCTGCCAGCAGTCAGCTGCTCGGCACTTGCTCACGGACTTGCCGCAGGTGTTACAGGACTGGAGATACTGGTCGTCCACAAAGCGGCGAGCGCCGGTGGTCGAGTCAAGCCATACGTAAGCCATTGTTCCTACTTCTTGTAGTTGAGGCGCGACTTGGTTTCGCGCGAGTACATCTCAGCGTAGTCGGCAACAGGGAAGTTCTCCAAAATGAAGTCCTTGTTGAGCGAGGTCTCGCGCCAGCGGGAAACGAACGCAACAACTGCGCCGTGAACGGTCAGTTCGTCCTTGTCGCCGATTGCGTCCTTGATGATTGCGTCAATGGCGTTCTTCTGCTTGGTCAGTTCCTTGATTGCCTCGGCAATCTCGGCGCGCTGGGCGAGCAGTTCGTTGGCGATGATTGGGTCGTTCGCCTCAATGGTCTTGGTGGTGACCTTGGTTGCCTTTGGCTTGGTCACGAGCGCCTCGGTAGCGCGCTCAATCAGGCTGGGCTGGGTGGTTTCGGTGTTCACTTGGTTCTCCTAATTGGTTTGGCGGTTCTGATGATTTCGTGTATCTCATCACTTGAGACCATGCTAACCCAATGGTGTGACATTTTTTTCATCTCGACCGCGAAGTCTCCGTTAGGTAGCGGGTTGATGTGTAGAGTCACGCCGTCTCGCTGGTGCGAGTGGTCTGGCATGGTTTCCCAGTTGTTGAGTTGTAGAACTAATGCTATGTTGCTTGGAAGTTTCAATCGTGTCCCAGTTGCGTAATGTTATCTAAATGTGATTTACTTACTTTATTGGGCGTGGTTTCTCAATAATGACGGGCTTTACTCCTTTCTCCGTCAGGTGGTTGAAACAGGCTGGCTTTCGGGTCAGCCTGTTTCTTTTTATGTGGGGTTGCCGTCCTCGTCCACCTCGGTCACGCCGTCCTCGTCAATGAGATAACGCTTTAGCTCGACCTCAGTGCTCTCGTTGGCATCGCGGAACTTGTCCATAAAGCCCTCAAAGTCCTTTTCGCACTCCTGCGTGATTTTGATTGCGAGCGCCTGGCGGGTCTGTGCTGGGGCATCTTCAAGCCGTTTCCAGTCAGCATCGCTCCACAGCCTCGTGTCCACCACAAGCCCTCCCGAGTTGAAGTCACCTTCGGTGCTGATGAATAGGCGGTGCTCGGGTAGGAACTCAAATGGGCTAGGCAATGGGGACTCCAGTTCGGTCGTAGTTGATGCCGTCATAAGTGTAGTTGCCGGTATCTGCGTCTACATACACGCTCGGGTTGTCGAGCCAGTCCTTGTCGTATGAGCCAACATCAATGCCGTAGCCGAGGTTGCCGTCATAGTGCCCGAGTTCGTTAGCGAACTTGTGGAACAACTGCGCGGTGAGGTAGGCAGGGTCGCCGATTCGGGCATCGCTGGCTGATAGGCAGGACTGAACTGCGGTGAGGTTGTCTGTGCCCGCCCAATGTCCGTAGATGCTGATTGGCTGGCTAAGGTTCTCGCTGGTGATTTCAATGACACTGCGGTTTCCCATTAGTTGTTCTCCTTTAGGACTAGGTTGTAAATCTCTTGCAAGGCGATTAGGTCGTTCAGTGGGACGCTTGGGTCTGCGAGCAGCTCGCCCAAGTATCCGATTAGGGTGTCGGCCTGCAGGCCGTCGATTGCGATTTCCATTAGTTGTTCTCCTCTGAAATGGCTACATCGTCATAGCCAGCGCGGGTGTAAGCCCAAGCAGCGAGACTAGCCTCGGCTGCGGTGAGGTAGCGGTCGTTGATTTCAACGCCACCAACCCATACTGAATACTTCTTAGACATTTGCGAACTCCTCTGGGTCTAGCCAGCCGTCATACGGCTCGATTTCGTCACAACGGAATAGGTCTGCGGTCTCGCCGAGGTAGTCCACCAAGATGCGGTATGACTGGTCTTCTGCGTCCTGCGCGTTGGTTGCCTCGTCAATGGTGATAGTCATTACGGCGTAGTCGGCAACCCATTGGGTGTTGAACTTGGGCATTACTAAACTTCCTGTTCGATAGTGCTGTTGATTTGGGTAAGGATTGCGCTGTAAATGGCTTCGTCCTCGTAGTCAAAGCCACCGGAAATGTCTTCCAGCGTTGCTCGCCACGCCTCGTCTGGGTCTTGCGACTCGGCGAGGTCGTTCTCGAATGGGTCGCGCGTCCACCAGCCGATGAGGATTGGCTCGTTCTGGTCGAGGCGCGAGAGGGCTGCGATTGCTTGGCGCGGGGTTAGTGCCTTCATTAGTTTCCAGCCTCCGCGTCCTGTTCGCTGGCGATTGACTCCAACTGGTTGCGCTTGAACTCGGACTCGATGTGGTGGGCGATTGCCTGACGGATACCCTCGTGGAGGTAGTCCAACTCCTTGTCGAGGATACGGGACTGGGTGAACGATAGCCAGAGGTCTTCGGCGTTGTCGCTTGCCCACTCCATTAGGGCTGGGTTGTCGCCGTCAATGTCCTCGTTCTGGACTGCGAGTTCAATGTCTTCCTTGCTGAAGAAAGTCATTACGATTTGCTCTTCGGGGTCGAGCCAGTCGTTCAACTGGTCTACCGCCGACTTAGCCGACTGGGATAGTGGCATTTGATACTCCTTAGGTTGGTGGTTGGTGGTGCTAAGTAAATGCTAGGTGGTTTTGTGGTGGTATTGGGCGTGGTTTGATAACGAGTGGATAACGCTTACTTGCCCTCCTTGATTGGTGGAACATCGCCGACAGGGAGCGCAACGATTTCGGCATCGGTAATCTCCCAGCCCTGCGTGTCAGCCCACAAACGGCGGGTGGCGAGGGTTGAGCCAACGTAATACTGCTCGAGGTTCTTGGTCATCTGACCGCGGGTGACGTGCTCGAGGGCTTGGGCATCTTCGACACTAATGCCCTTCCACATTCCGTAGAGTCGGCGCGAGTGCTCCCTGATGCCGTGACCATACTTCTCCTGAAGAATGTCGCCAAGGGTCGAGCCCCAACGGAAGAACTGGTTGGCGGTGGTGATTGACGCGAGTTGCGATAGGCGCTTGCGCTTTTCGGTGTCCTGCTCGAGCGAGTCGTCTACAGGGATTTCTGCGTCTAAGCCGAGTGGCACGTATCGGCGGTTCGTGCCTCCGTTGCGTTCCAGCCACAGGTCAATCGTGGCTTTGCGGTAGTAGGGGGCTGCGCCGATTTGAACAAAGCCGAATGGGGCTTTGTCGTGACGGGCTGGGAGTCGCCAGTTTCGCAACTGGTTGAGGGTCATTCCTGTGAGTTCGGATACCTCTCGCGATGAGAGGAGTTCGCCGAACGCGGGGTCGAATAGGGGCATTTGTATCTCTTTCTGCTAGATGAGTAAGTCCAAGGGTTCGGGGCTACTCAATGACTACATTTTAGGGGTTTTGGTTGAAATGGGCAAGGGGTTAGGGGAAAAAAGGGTTGATTTCTAGGGTTTTTCTCTATTTCTAAGTCGGTTCTTAAGAAAAATTAGCGTTCATTACTAATCAACTCTTTTTAGGGAAAATGAGTAAATGAGTTAGCAACGCAGTTTTGATTTGGCAAGCGACTTGGGATTTACTCGTGGAAGTTATCCACAGAGTTATCCACAGGCTATGCCTCCTCCGTTTCTGCGTTGGTGACACAGGCGCAAGGGGTCACGACAAGGTTGCCGTTGATGCGTTCGATGGTGGCGAGGCAGTCGCATACATCGCACAGGGTGACGTATGGGTGCTTGGCGGTGATTTTGATTTCGCGGGCGTTCATTAGAGTGCCTCCTCGGTCACGTCTTCAAGCCACCAGTCGGCTGGTGCTTTGACGACACTTGCGAGGTAGTCGTTGGCGATTGCGTCAGCAACAGCCTCGCCGTTGTCGGTGCGGATAGCGATAGTCATTGATAGCCCGCCAAGCGGGTGGTTGAACTCGTAGACGCGGAGCATCATCGGTGCGGACATTAGTTTGCCTCCTTTAGGCAGTTGTGGTATTCGGCGTGGAAATAAGGCATAGCCTCATGGCAGGTGGAGCAGTAGTCAATCTGGCTATCCTCGTAGACGGCAGACGCGGTGGAGTCGGCGATTACTAGCGCCTCGATTGCGGTTAGCAGGTCGCGATTGGCAGGGGTATCCTCCATTTCGAGGGCAAGGCGGATACCAGCCCGCAGCTCGGGCACAGGTGGCGTTCCAGCCGCCACCGCCTGCCGTTGCCACGATGAAACGATGTGGTCGAATGTCGGGTGTAGCGCGGTCATTACGCCACCTCCAAGACATCGGCAACCTCGCGCACGCGGGCAGGCTTATCGTCATAGCGAACCTCGCGGATAATCGCGCCCTTGCCGTTGCGGGCGATGATTTCCCAAGTGTGGCGGGCGCGGTATGGGTGAACACGAACGCCAACAACAAAGTTCGCGCGGTTGCCCTCCCGAATAGCCTCGTTGCGCGCCTCGTAGTATGCGCGGTCAATCTCATCGCAGGCGGTCTGCCACTCGCGGTATGCCTCGCGATACGCCTCGATTTCGGCGCGGTGCGCCTCGGAGTGCGCCAACAACTCGCGGGCGGAGAGAATACGCGCCTCAATGAGGGCGATACTGGCGCGGGCGGATACCTCAAAGGCAGCGAGGCGCTCCGCGTTGGTTGCCGTGTATTCGGCGCGCCCCTCTCGCCAGTTCCAAACCTCCGCTTGGTCACGGCATAGCAGTTCGGGGCTAGGGGTTGCCTCGCCGGAGTTGCCACGCTCCGCGATAGGGGCGAGGTTCTGAAAATTGCGGGCGTATTCGTGGAGCAACTCGTAATAGCGAGTCACGACAGGCGGAGACTCGGGGCGGGCGGGCTTTTCGGCGCGGGTAATCTCGGTCATAGCAGGTTTTCCTTTTGGTTGGTTGGTGCTAGTTGGTTTCGGTTGGGCAGTCGTGTTCAAGTTCGACCTCACGCCAAGCGTGCTCGAACTGGTCGCGATAGTAAAGGTAAAGGTCGATTGCCATTAGGCGGTCGATTGTGTCACCTGAAGCAATGCCGAGTTCTTGCCAGCGGTCAGAAAATTCGCTAGGTAGTTCTATCCATTCACGGATAATCTCGTTCGTGTATGCCGGAATTTCAGAATCTGCCAGTTCGCCAAGGTAATCCTCGACATAGCGCGCCTCTGAAATTTCCTCGCGGTTATCGCGAACAGTGCTCAAAATCTTGTCGTAGGTTGTTAGTGCCATTTCGGTTACTCCTTTTGGTTGTTGGTGCTACTTCTGGGCGCGCTCGTTGGCGCTAGGGTATGCGGTGGTTAGGTTCGTGTCGCCGTTGTCGTAAATGATGACATCGCGGAAAGGGACAAACTCGCCAGACTTGACGACAACAGGGGTAAAGTCCTTGATTCGGACAGAGATAGGCAAATTTGGGAGGTTGTCACGCAACACGGCGCGGAGGCGGGCGAGGGTTGTTTGAGTTGCCCAGCCAGCGGTTGAGAGGTAAACGCCACCCTGCCAAACTTCAGCGATTAGGTTGCCGTGGTAGCGAATCTCTACATACCCCTCATAAGCGGTAGCAGTCGTGTTATGGGCGATTGTCTTAGCGTAACGGTTGCCAACTAGGCGGGTTAGGTTGCCGTATGACATCACGGGCAGTTTGAGGTTTGACATTTTGGTTACTCCTTTTGGTTGGTTCACAGGCGGTTTGTTCCTGCTAATGAATAACTTAGTAGATGAGTAAGTGAGTTGTCAAGTCGAACCAAGCATTTTTTTATAACGAATTGGTAACGAAAAATAACGCCTCGTGTAATAAAAGGAGCGCGCGCGCGCGAGTATCGCAATCAGGCTGGCTTGTCAAGCAACCAAAGATAACGATTCGGTAACGCTTTGTCGCTTATGCGCGCATAGCCAAATTGGCGCAGATTGTCAAGCAACCAAAGATAACAATTTGGTAACGGCGGATTCTGCGGGATTCGCTAGCCAAACCGCCCGACAGCCGCGCAAATTTTGTGATTATCGCACAGCCCTGCCTGTCTAGCAGACAAAACAGCAAAACGTTACCAAATCGTTATAAATGGGGCAGCCAGCGCGGTCGCATAGCACCCAGCGCAGACGCAGCGCACATTCCACTCGTCCCCTAGGGGCCCCACAGGGCGCGAAAAACCCCGCCAGCAAGGGTTTTACCTTGCCAGCGGGGTTCAGGGGCTCTAGCGGGCTGCTAGCGGGTTTTCTTGGTGACAGCCACCTCCTCCGCAAACTCTCCAAACTCTGAGTTTCGAATCATTTCCCATTCACGCTTGGCATCGGCGAGCGCCTCGTCAATCATCCAGGAGTGTTCGGTCAATACCTCGCGAGCGATGTCATCATCCCAAGCGCTCCAGTTTTCGAATGAGCCGTATTCGACCCCGCTAAGCCACGCCTCGCCTAGGTCTGTCCCGAATAGGCGAGCAGACACCTTAAGGCTCAAGAATGACACGCTCCCGTCACGCCACGCCTCCAAATACTCCTCGCTAGTGCCGTCCCATTCGCGAGGGTCACAGTGTTCGTCATAAAACGCCTCGAGGACGACATAGAAACTGCCAGCCTTACCAAGTTTCGCCTCAAATACCCGCGCGCGCATTAGGCGATGCCCCAAGCGCGCTTGACGATGTTCGCGTGCTTGCTGGTGGTGACGCTGTATTGGTAAGCATCGGTCGCAAGACCAGCGAAATTCTTGTAAGCCTCCGCAATCAGGACACCGTAAGACCTCACAACATAGCCCTGAGTGCCGTCCTTGTCGTATTGCTCCCAAGCACCGCTAAGCGTGCCTGTGTGAAACGGTTCGCGGTTCGCGATGTGGCGCTCCGCCTCCTTGAGGGTTGCGCCGTAGTTGTTCGTGTTCTGGGTTGGCATTACTGCTCTCCTTGGTTGATGGATGCCGCCTAACTGGCAACACAACAAGCAAAACACACCTAGACGGCGCAGCGCACATTCCACTCGTCCCCTGCGCTCCCGCTTCCGGGTATGAGAAAACCCCCCAGCCTTTCAGCTGAGGGGTTCTTTCCTCGGAGCAAGAGGTCTAGTTCTCCCGGCTCATCGCGATGAGGGTGAGGGTGATGGTGACGATGCTCGCTCCTAGAAGCACGCCACCGAGGCCGATGAGAGAGATGCTTGCCCAGAGTTGCTCGATTGAGCCTCCGAGCACGCCCTGCTCTGGGATTGCGAGCAACTGCTCGCCGATGCTGTAAACCTGTGCCTGTGCCGTCTGTAATCCAGCCGAACCGGCGATGAATGAGGCGATGAGGATGGTGACGAACTTGCGCATTTGATGCCTTTCGTGAGTTTGAGGGGGTGAGCAGTTTAGGCACTTGCTCAGGTGCTGGGGGCTAGTACTGGTGAATCTCTGCGACATCGACATCGAGGATTTCGATGTCATCGGTGTCGCTCTCGAGGGCAATGCTCAGGTCTGAGAGCGAGACGGTGGTGCCCCGCTTAACCTTTGCGCTCACCTCGAGGCCAACGGTGAAGGTGACCTCCTCGGTGAACTCGAAGCCGATTGCCTCGGCCAGCACCTTGTGGTCGTGGATGAAGTCATCGGGGTAAAGTGCGCCCTCAACGCCCTCCTCGAGGAAGGTCTCAATAGTGCTCTCGAGGAACTCGGCGCGCTTGCGGTTGCTCATGATGTCGGTTGCCATGCCTGCCGAGAGGGCGAAGAACGCGCCGAGGGTCATTGCGTGGAAGTCCTCGCGAGCGCCCATCGCAGTGTGGGCTGACGAGCGGTCGCTGAAGAACGCGACACCTGGCTCGCCCGGGAGGTTCAGGTCGTTCAGGGTGGCGCACTGGTTCTTGTAGTGCCCCTCCGTGTAGACGAGGACAAACAGGCTGTTTGGGTTAGTCATTTCTTGCTCCTTGTTTTTGCCCAGGCTCAACCTGGGTGGCTTTGCCAGAGGGGGTTCCCTGCTGACAAATCAACTCAATCACGGCTGGCGATGTTGTGAACATTTCCACTCGTCCCTTATATGTCTAGCGACCCCCCTCCAAAAATTGCACCAGCGATACCTGTCTACTATCAATGCAAGCAGCACCTGCTATGCTTGACTCATGGCTCGTATCGCAGACCACCCACTTCGCTTGGCCCGCATCAAAGCAGGCCTCTCCCAGCAGGTCCTCGCTGACAAGGCTGGCGTCCAGCGCAGCGCCGTTTCCGCAATCGAAGACGGCAGAACCAAGCGCCCCACTGACAAGCTCCTAGCCGTCCTGGGCCCAGCCCTTGACGTCGATGGCGAAACCCTCAGAGAGGAAATCGAGGCATGGCTCCAAAAGCCGACTATCCCCGCACTACGACCTTCCGCCAAAAACCTGTTAGCGATTCCTCCGTACGTGCTGAGCCAGTACTACCGCACGTTCGAGCAGTGGAGGAAGGAAATCGCCCCAACTCAGACAGCCTTCGCAAGCATGCTCCGAGTGAACCCAGCGATTATTCGCAAGTACGAGAACGGAAGCCTGAGCCGCCTGCCGGATGGCATTTCTTCCCAGATGCTGAGAATGTTCGAGCCTTTCGGCTTCTCGGCTGAGTACCTGCTTGCCCTTGAGGAGTTGGAGCGTTCGTGAGCACCATCATCGAGCCCTGCTGCAATGACTGCTTCTGGGACACCAAAATCAACTACACCGACTACAGCCAGGGCTTTATGGCTGGCGTGAAGTATGCGCAGGAGAAGGTTGCGTTACTGATGTGGGAGAGAACCCTAGCTGATTCAGCCCATTCGCAGATTTACGCCGCTGTCGCGGCGGACGTAGTGAGGATGTTGCGCAGTGAACCTAACTGATTTCGACGCTGACAAGCTCAACCTGCCTGCTAAGCAACGCCCAAGCAAGGAGCAGAAGTTATACGAGGCGGTCCTTGCTGCTGCTATTGCCGCTGACCGACAGGGCTTGTTCCTTGAGGTGCAGACTATCCTCGACCAGGACCCTAGCCTGACCGCCGAGGATGTCAATCTCATCTTCCCTAGCGACCGCTTTCAGAACGCAATGGAGAAGCGTGGTATCAAGACCACGAAGAACCCTAGCCTGACGCTGCGTCAGGAGTCGTTTCTGCAGGCGTACCTGAACCCGCTGAACCTGCTCACCCCACAGGTGCTGGCTAAGCGCATGAAGATATCGTCTACCGAACTAGACGGCTGGATGCGCCAGAAGGAGTTTGCCGGTGCGTTTTCGGCTAAGGCTGAGGATAACCTGCGCAAGTACATTCCTATCGCCGACCAGGCTCTCGGGCAGCTTGTACAGTCGGGCGATATGAAGGCCATCACCTTCTTGAACCAGTTGACTGGGCGATTTGACCCGAACGCGCGCAGTGGCAACATTGACATCCCAGCGATGCTGATGCAGGTGCAGGACATTATCATGCGCCACGTGCTTGACCCTGCCGTAAAGCGCAACATTGCCCGCGAATTGATTGCGCTGGCTAGTGGACAATCTCATCTCGCGGCCCTGCCAGAGCCAACTCCGACCACAGATAGTGATACTATTGAGGCGGAGACGGAATAACTTTTACCTTGAGGGAAATTTATGTCGTACTCAACTACCACCCGCCTTACCCTAAAAAAGGCCGTTTCTGGCACTAATCAGCCGTTCGAGACCGCTGTTTTCAACGAAAACTGGGACAAAATCGACGCTGAGGCGGTCGCTGCAGATGGTCGTTTGGACACTCTCGAGGCCGCAAACACCACTAACACCAGCGCAATTAGCAGCCTTACCACTCGCGTCACCGCAGTCGAGGGCGTAGACACCACTCAAAACAGCCGCCTAACGGCCGTAGAGGGCACCGCAACGACTCTGACCACCCAAGTTACCTCTGGCAGCGTAAACAACGCTAACAAGGTCGGTGGACGCACTATCTATGCACAGTCGGGCACTCCTTCAAGCCCGGTTACTGGAGATATCTGGATTCAGGTGTAATCCGTGGTCTACAACCTTTACGTAAACACCAGCGCAACTGGGCAGACTACTGGCACCGTAACCTTCGGTGGCTTCAACGAGTCGGTCACTACGCGCACTATGACGCTGAGCGGCCCTGGCTCAATCAGCGGCTCAACCAGCATCCCGCTTCCTGCCAACTCCAGCGCATCGAACACGGTCAGCGTTTCTGGCCTTTCTGCTGGCACTTCCTACACCTACACGGTCAGCTGCAACGGCGAGACCGCTACTGGCGTCCTGACCACCCAGTCGGCTCCTCCAGTGGACACTGGCGGCAAGATGGGCGTATGGAATGGCTCGTCATGGGTCAAGGTAAAGCCAAAGGTGTGGAACGGCTCAGCGTGGGTCGAGGGCACTACCTACGTCTACAACGGAAGCAGCTGGGTAAAGAGTGTCTAACGAAGAGGCAAATCCGCATGTCAAGGTTACGCTCCAAACTATCTACGATAAGCAACTCGATAATGAGCGTCTTCTGGTTCGTACTCTTGAGCGGCTTGACGGTCTTGCTGATGTTCCCGACCGTCTTCGTGCTGTTGAGCTTGCGCAGGCACGTTCGCAATGGGTCGAGCGAATCGCATACACCGCGCTAACTGGTGCTATACTTGGCATCGGGACGGCATTTTTTACACTTCTAACTAAAGGATAGTTATGGCTGAGTGGGTCCTCCCTTTCCCTGAAACCGACATCACCTGCCGTCACGGCGTGGTCGACGAGCTGCACCCTAACGGTCACCGCGGCACCGACTTCGGCAAGGGCACCGCTAAGGCAAACGCACCTGTGAAGGCAATCTCGCACGGTCGAGTTGCAATGTCGGAGTTCCACCACAACCTCGGCAACGTAGTCGTCGTCAAGCACGCTACTGGCAAGTTCTCGTACTACTGCCACCTCGCTGCCCCAGGTGCCCCTCTAGGCGCTGCTGTAGGCGCTGGTGAGGTTATCGGCAAGCTCGGCAACACCGGCCAGTACTCGTTCGGTGCACACCTCCACTGCGGCGTTTCGGACGCTCGTGACGGTGTTTACTTCGGCAAGGTTTACGACATCGTGAAGTACGTCAAGGAGCAGCAGGCCGCCAACAAGAAGGCTGCTGCACCTAAGGCTGAAAGTGTTGCACCTGAGGCCCCAAAGAAGACTGCCACCCCTAAGGCAAAGGCTGAGTAATGCCAAAGCAGACGCCTAAGCAGATTGCAGACGCTGCAGCCGAAGAGGCTCGCCAGCGCGCTGCTGGTCGCCAAAAGGGCATCAAGAGCAAGCTCGGCGACTCGGCAGAGCGTGCCATAAACGGCAACACCAAGGCCTACCGCGAGGCAACCAACGCTAACTGGAGCCGCGCAGCCCAGGAGTCGCGCATGACTGGCGCAGCTCGCATGTACGCGCTACAGCAACTAGCAAAGAAGAAGAAGTAATGAAGAACCCGCTCAGCCGTAAGACCCAGAAGCGCATCCTGCGTGTTCTGGCGTTTGGTGTTGCCGCGGGTATCATTGCTCCTGGTGCCGGTAACTGGATTGGCCTAGACGCAATCACCAGCGCAGTTTTTGGTTCGGTCATGGTTCTATTGAGCCTGGTCGCCGCAATTCTCCTTACCTACGCAGGTAAGGGTGAAGTCAGCGACGCTGACTTCGACTCACACATCAACGAACAAATCGAGTCGTTGAAGTCAAAAGGTAAGGAAAAGTAATGCCTCTCCCAAAGAAGCCACTGCCGACTCCTGGCAAGGTTGCTGCTGACACTATGCGCGCTAAGGCTCGCATGAAGGCCCTCCTTGAGGCGTCAAAGAAGGCTGGTAAGCCAAAGAAGGCTAAGCCTCCAGTAATGACTGAGGGCACTGGTAACCCATCAGACCCTAAGGACTGGACTAACGCCCCTGGCAACAAGACCTTCGCTGACCAGCTCAAGAAGGTAAACGGCGGACGCTAATGCCAACCCCGGATAAGCCGATTATTGACGCTGAGGAAGTCGCTCGCGAGCGCGCCAAGAAGCGCACTATGCCGTCGAGCAAGTCGACCGTATACGGCAAGAGCACTATGCCATCCACCAAGGGCACTACATACGGCAAGAAGACTATGCCAATGCCTAAGACGCCGGGTGCGGTTGAGAAAAAGGGCTACCCAATGCCGAAGAAGGTTGAGCCTACTCCTAAGCAAGCTAAGCCAGTTCCAAAGCAGGTTTCACCAGTGCCAAAGCTGACTCCAAAGCCAACGCCAAAGGTGACCCCAGAGCGACACGGTGGCGGCCCAGGAAGGACCTACTAATGGCATCCGTAGAGATTGAGGTCGAGCAGGAGTGCTGCAACTGCTGCGCTGACTGCAAGTACGCTGAGAAGCCTGAGCCGGCAGAGTCGAAGGATGCGCTGCTCGCTCAGCTCAAGATTCTACTCAACAACAACAGCGCAAACGGCATGGCTGACCGCATGTTGAAGATTGACGAGCTGATGTCGCAGATTAGCGACCTCGGCGAAAAAGACTAAATAGTCAAAAGGGAAAACCCCAGCCTATTCGGCTGGGGTTTCTTCTTCTTCAGGCAACTCTGCCGGAATCAGGTACTGCGTCAAGATGCCTACAGTCGGGCATGGGTAGACTACGCCGCGCTCCTCGCCAGCAATCTCTGAGCAGTGAGCGCAGATGTCCTGCTCCTCGCCATCCTCAGCAGCCAGGGTGACCATCTCGTGCAGCGAGTAAACGCTGTTTAGGGTGTTGTACAAAATCGCAGCGCCTGACTTGAGGTTGTTGTAGCTCTCAGCCATCGCCTTGATGTCGGTTTCAAAATTCGTCTCGCTCATTTACTTTCCTTGGTTCATCTGTTCTGCGATTGCTTCCGCAATGCGCTTCCGCTTGGCGGCTTCTTCCATCCTAGCGTTCTTTATGTCAGAAGGCTTCTGAGTGTCTGCGAAACGCTGACCGAATACATAGTTTAGGCCAGACAAATCACGGTCACGCTGGGTGAGTGGATTGGTCGTGTTGTCAATCTTATTGTATGGGGTGTAAATACCCAAGCCCTTTAGTGCTTGAGTGAAGCCCAGCAGCTGAACGTACTTGTCCGCAAACTGCTGAGTGTTCTGAATTGGCTCAGGCTTGCCAGTGGAGATGTTCGTTCCAGTAGCGAGTTGGAGCATCGGCTGAGCGACCATGTTCATGTTGCTGCCCAGTGTGCGACCTGCGCTGGTTACGTTAGCCCATAGGTTCTGGTCCGCGGTCATGGTTGGGTCGTTGGCAAATTTCCAAGTGTCCAAGACGTCGAGCTGCAGGATTGACGGCTTCCAGAGCATCGGTCCGCGAGGTCCGTCCATGGTTGGGCCGTAGGTGCTGTAGTCAAGGTAGCCAGGAGTCTTGCTCTTGTCGCCCCACATGTTGCCGAGGCTGTACGAACCTTCCATCTCGTTTTCGCGACCGAGGTTAGTAAGCGCCTTGCTTGGCAGAAGCATTGCCGCTGTGTGGTTCATGGTCATCTGGAACATTGCGATGTGCGCAGTCTTCAGCCAGGTGTAGTAGCTAAAGAACAAGCGCGGCCCCTTGCGCTCGGTAGCGGTCAGCGAGTCCATTGTTGGGTGGTACAGGCGAACCTCGTCTGCTGCGGCGTTCATGGCGTCCTGAAGGCTGTTGAAGCGGCCTTCGCGCATGACGCGCAGAGCGGTGACCAGGCGAGGAATGTTGCTAGTGTAAGCAACTACGTCACCAGGGGCCTTCACGATGCGCTGGTGCAGCAGCATGGCCTTGTTGCGGGCGTTGCCATTCTTGATGGTCTCAAGGATTACATCATTACCCTCAGTGTCGACCGAGCGACCACCGGCGCGTGCTGCAATCTCTAGGTCGAGCATTGCGGCTTCGTTGACCTGCATGTTTCCAGTTAGAACGCCGTTGTCGGTAAAGAAGTTTACAAGGTCCTCATCCGAAACATTCTTGCGTGAGGTGCCAAGCAGCATTGAGTACTTCGACTCAGCCGCTTCGGTCATTTCGCGACCGCCCACGCCGCCGACAGATGCGACCATGCGGTTGATTGAGTCCTGCATCGTTCCCAGCGAAGCGTAGTCAGCCTTGATGTTGCGAACGGCAGCGGCCTTCGAGATGCGGATTGCAGTTGCCCAGTCGCGCAGGTTGAAGTCATTTACCATGAACGCAAGGCTGTAGTCACCAACGATTGTGGTTGCAAGGTGACCGGGGCGCAGAACCGTCTGAGTCGACTTCAGCATCTGGGTAACTTCAATAGTTCCCTGAATCCACTTTGGCAAGCGAGCGCCGTTGAAGGTGCGGTTGTACTCGCGGTTCACGAACGCCAGCGAGCGGGCTACGTCAGGGTGGAACAGGTTGCCCTCAGCCGCAGTGGTAGGCATTAGGTCGGTAAGCGCGAAGCCGTTTCCAGTGCCCTTTAGCGTGACGTAGCCGCGAGCACGAGCCTGCTCAAGGGTCAAGCCCTCGGCCTTGTAGTTGAATCGAGCGACCGCCTCAAGCGCAAGCGACTGCTGCATCACGGTGAACTGGATTGCAGCCATCACCTTCGAGAGCGAGGTGAAGGCACCATCTGCGTCACCATTCTCGTAACGCTTCATGTAGTCAGCGTTGCGCTGCTCCCACTTGATAGCGGCTTCCTTGCCAGCTTCGGTGGTCAGGTCGAACTCTGGCTTTTCCATGAACGGCATGTTGTCGAACAGGTCCCACAGGTCGCCGACATCCTCTAGCTCATTTACGCGCTGGAAGCCATTGCGCTCAGTGATGCCCTGCTTTGCCAGCATGCGCTGGAGCATACCAGCGTCAATGCTAAACGCCTTCATCTTGGCTGTGACCGAATCCATCGTCTGATACAAGGCCTTGATGGCGTCGCCCATTGGGCCCTCAGGGATGTCAACTACGTCGCCGTGTGCCATCTTGCGGGCAGCGGTATACGCCTTCTGGAAGTCCGCTTCGGTCAGGCCGGCCTTGTTGAAGCCGTGCCACGCGAGGCGAAGGGTGTCGGTTACGTCAGACACTGACCGCAGCACCGCGTCTTCCTGAGCGCGATACATGCCCATGCTCAGGCCCTTTTCGCCAAAGATGCTTACCTTGTCGCCCATGCGCTGAATGAAGCTGAGCGACTCTTTGCTGTAGTTGCCCTTCTTGACCGGGAGGCGGGTGTTCTTATAGAACGCCTTGAACTCTTGGTAGGTAACTGCGTAGGTGAGGATATTGTCGCCGAGGTCAGCCTGAATTGCCGCATCGCGAGCAACCGAGGTCATCTCTTCCTCGATTAGGCGAACTGCCTGTGCGTTAGTGTCGTTAGGGTGCATCTGCTTTACCTGCTCGGCAGCATCAGACAGGTCGTCCGCAGTCTGCTGAATCTGGGTTTCGACAGTTTCCATGTTGACCTTGGTGGCACGAGCCTTGCGCTTTACGCCCTCAGCCTTGCTGGCGGCCTTCTTTGGAGCAGGCTTAGCGACGTCGAGAGTGACGGTCTTGCCAAGGTTCTTGACGAACGCTTCCTCTTTCTTGAGGTTGAACGTGGCGCTGTCAACCCAGCCAAGGCCGTCCTCGCTTAGGGCCGCCTTGACTGCTGACCAGTGCTTAGTTGGAATAAACGAAGCAATTGCCTTCTTGCGGACATTCTCCAGCTTGCGGGTGACGGAAGCCATCTCCTTCTTCCAAGCAGAAAGAGCGGCAGCGTCCTCGAAGCCCAGCGCGCCACGCTTAGCCACCTCTTCAAATGCGCTCATGTGCTTGGTGAGGTTGGTCTCGATGTCGCGCAGAGTTCCCGATGGAGTCGCGCTCATGATTTCAGCGGTCTTGTCGCGCGAAACACGAGCAGTGTTCATGCCCACAACTAGGTCGCGGTACTCCTTGGTCAACTCCTTGTTTGTGCGAGTGAGGGTCGCCGCCTTCAGGTAACGTGCGTGGATGCTGGCGTCGTTGCCGGTCTTGCCTGCTGCGCGAACAATGTCGTCCACGCCGCTGAGCTTGATGAACATGAGAGCGTTTGCGCGCATTACCGCAGCAGCGGCTGGACCGTTCTCGATAGCAAAAGCCTCAGTCGCAATCGAAAACTTGTTCCAAGCGGTAGCGGCCATCTCGACGCGCTTGGAGTCACTCATGGTGCCCTTTGCGGCAGCAATGCGGGCTGCTTCGAGCAACTGGTTGAAGATGTCGGCACTCATAATCATCGCTGAGCGAGTTGAGTCCTGAATCTCCGCCATTAGGCGAGCCTTGTGGATGTTAGCAAAGTTCTCACCGTTAGCGATGATGAAGTCAGCGATGTCCTCAGCAAAGCCAGGCACGGCGTCCTTGAACGGCTTAGCCCATAGGCTCTCACGGCCCTGTGGCATGAACTGGATGTCTTGCACCATCTGCTCGCGAGTGTAGGTAACCCCTGCGTCGAGCGACTCAAGGTGGTTCACAATAGCGCGCTCGATGCTCTGAGGCGACAGGGTGTTCTTTGCGCGGTCAGTTACGCCCTTCATGCCCATGTCGACAGGGAAGAACGCGCGGCGTGCCGCCATGGCACCAGGAACGTTGCCGGCCTCGGCTACGAGCTTTGCAAAGTCGCCCATGTCGACGTAGGCGTAGTACTCGTTCTCGACCTTGCGACCGGCGTCCTTGACGCTGCGGACGTAGACTGGGCGAACGCCGAATGAGCCAAGAACCAGGTCACGCATGACCGTGTACTTCTTGGCAATGTCTTCCATGCGGTCCTTGGCTACATAGATTTCGTGCTTCTTCTTTGCGGCGCTCTTAGCCCACTTTTCAGCGGTGGTACCCTTTGATGCAAAGCTACCCCAAATCTTCGTGCCAATGTACTGCGAGAACACTCCAGGCAAGAAGGCCTTTTCGACCTTGCCATCCTTGCCAACGAGGCGCACGGCAGCGACGCCGAAGATGTTGTCGCTGGTCTCAGCGCCGTCGTTGATGACGTCGATGATGTTCTTGTACTGAGTGCCTAGGCCACGAGAGATGCTGTCGATGACGCTAGTCGCCAGTTCGCGGACCTTGGCCTCTGGGCTGGTAATCCAACCAGTAGCCTCGCGTGCAGCTTGGTCGCGGCTTGCGCGCTTCACGGCTTCGAGTTCGGTCTTCTCGCCCATTGCGGCGCGGTCAATCTCAAACGAGATTGCATCGCCAAAAGCAACCTTCTTGCTACTGAGTAGCGTCTGCGATGTCTGCTGCTCAATGCGGCGCTGGACGGCGGCGATAGTTGTGCGGCCTTCCTTGCCGAGGAGGATGGTAACGGCCTTCACGCTGTCATCAGACAACGCTGCTTCCTCAGCCTGCTTTACGAGCTTGTGCTCAGGGTCGAGTGCCTTTAGTAGGTTCACAATGGCCTCAGGAGCAATGGCGTCACCATTGATGATGCCCATGACCATCTCGTCAGCGTTTGCATACTTCTTGCCAGCAGCGCCCTGAACGTTCTTGAGGATTGCGCTAACTGCGCCAAGAGTCTCGTCGTCAACCTTGCCGCCAAGTGCGCCAGTTGCTTTCAGCTCACTAGCCATCTTCTCGCCGACGAGTTCCGACACGCGGGCAGCTATCATCTTCGATAGACTCGCTGGCTTCGACATTACGTCAACAAATGAGGTCAGCGCCTTGCTGACGGCAGCAAAATCAGCCTTGCTGAGGTTCTTGAGGCCCTCTTTCAGTGCGTCTTCAACCTTGCGAGTTTCGCCGGATGCCGTTTGCCACTCACGCTTAAGCAGTTCGGCGCGAGCTTTTTGCCCGTCCTTAGTCTTGCTGTAGTACATTGCATCAAACACCGACTGTAGGTCTGCCGGGTCCTTGACTGAAACAAGTCGCTGGATGTCAGCGGTGAATATACGGCGAGCATTGCTTGCGGTCTGGATGGCGCCAATAACCTTTTTGCTAATTCCCTCAGCATCACGAGCGGCAACCTCAGCGCCCTGGGCAACCTTGTCAGCAGCCTTCAGGCGCTTCTGTGCGTCCTTGATTGAGGCTCCGGTCTTGTTGACCATGATGGACATTTCAGCGGGCGTAAACGGCTTGTCTAGGACTGCTGCAATGGTGTTGTCGGCAGCAGGCGCAGCCTCTTCAACAACCTTCTCAGCGACCTTCGGGAGCGTCTCTACGGCTGGAGCGGCGACCTTGGCAGTTGCCTCTACTGCTGGAGCGACAGCCTTCTCTGCCTGCTTTGCTAGGCTCTCCTCGACGAAGCCAGATAGCGCGCCAAGGCTGGTTGGGATAGTCTTCAGCTCGTTTGGGGTCGGGTTCTTCTTGCTTGCGCGAGCCATGTCCTTAGCGATGCCGCGAAGAACCTCGGTGGTTACACCTTGCTTCCAACCAAGCTTTGCGCCCTTCCAAGCGCCAATAGCGGCAGCGTGGGCGACGTCAGTGAGCGCCTGAGCAGTTCCGCGAGCGCCGACACGCTCAGCAGTGATGCCTTCCTTGACAAAGCCTGGGCGAGCCTCAGCCAGCACCTTACCGCCAGCGTTTGCCGACACCTCGGTAAAGCCGCTTCTCAGGAAGGTTTTTGGCTGGTTTAGCTTTACGGCGGCAGCGCCTTCAACTGCGCGTCCAGCAGCTCGGCTACCTACGGCAAAGCCCTTTGACGCTACGTTTGCTGCGCGTGCAGCAGTGACACCTGCTTTTGCAACTGCCTTTAGGGGAACAGATACAACTGCGCCTGGCGTGTAGGTGAGTGGGTCAAGGGCGATGTCCGCAACAAGGCCAGGCCAGAAGCCAGCGTCCTTCCAACCAGCGGTCTCAAGAACGTCGGAGCCCATGATGGTCTTCTTGCCCTCAAAGGCGTTCTTTACGTTCTCGACACCCTTCGAGGATGCGCCGCCAGTAAAGAGGCCAGCAACGGCGATTGGAGTGATTGTGCTAGTTAGTGCTTTTAGAAAGTCACCCTTTTGGACATCCTTGATACTTTGGTTGACCGCACCCTCGACAAAGTACATCGGAGTACCGAGGACGTTGAGTAGCTGCTGCCCAAATGATAGCGGCGTCGATGACTGCTTAGCGGCGGAGGAGGCACCAGTCTTTACTGGAGCGGCCTTCTTTAGGAATGGATTTCCAGAAGCGCCAGTCGAGCCACTTCCCCCAGAATTACCCTTGAGAAATGGGTTCGGTGCTGGGGTTGGAGTAGTCATGTTCCGCCTTAGTCTTGGATAAGACTATTCTACAGCAACCTAGTAGTTATTGATGGCCTGCTGAGCGTATGGCAGCAACTCCGGCATGCCGCTTACGGAGTTCCATGCTGACAAAATCTCCGACTTGCTAGGAGCCTTTACATTGGTCTGTCCAGCAGCCTTGGCAGCGGCAGTCTTGCGCTTAGTTGCAAGCTGCTTAGCGGCCTCGATGGTGCCCATCAGGTTAGTGTAGCCATCCGCTCCAAATGCGTCGTTTACGCGCTGCTGGAAGCCAAAAATGTCCTTGCTGTACTTCGGGGTAGTGTCTGCTGAGCCACCGCTTGAGCCGCGAGCAGCAGCGCGAGTCTGAGCCACGTCCAAAGCGCCCTGGTTCTTGAGCTGCTGAAGAGCCCAGTCGCTCTGTGCGCCCGCCTGAGCAGCCTGAGCGCCAGACATTGCCTGAGCAATCTGGTCCTGAAGTGAAAGCTGCTGACCCTCAAGGCCGAGCATCGACTCCTCGTAGCCACGGCGGAGTGCGTCAAGAGCGCCCGCCTGCTGGAGGTTGTAGCCCTGAACGGCGGTGTCAACGTTGCCCTGCTGCTGGAGGCCCATGCCCTGCATCAAACGGTCCCAAGTGCCCTGGTTGGCGTTCTGGTCCGCGATGCCCTGAGCAACAGCCTGCGAGGTGAGCGAGTCGGTAGGCATCTGAGCTGGGCCGCCACCGAGTTCTGCGCCTGCAGTTGCCGCGCCCTGCTGACCAAGCTGCAGCTGCTGTTGAGCCTGAGCGGTCATTGCATCAGCGCGGTCCTGTGCAGCCTGAATCGAGTTAGCAAACTGCTGAGCAATCTTAGTCTTGTCTGCCGCACGGATGGTCGACAGGGTGCCAAAGATGTTCTTGATGTCGGCTTTGTTCTTGCCGTAACGGTCCTGAGCGGCGGCAATCTGGTTAGCAATCGACTGCGAAGCGCCAGAGTAATTGCCCTCAATCTGGTTGCGCAACTGCTGCTGGTCATACGCGGCCTGTGCAGTTCCAGCAGCCTGACCCGGAATGTACTCCATGCCAAGACGTTCTGCCATGGCCTGTTCGCGAGCACGAGCGCCAAGAGGAGCGATACTTACATTGCCAGGGTTTGCTGCGCCGGGGGCAGGTGCGCCACCCTGTGCGCCGCCCTGCTGTGAGGCTCCGACGCGTCGCGCTGCAAGCTCCTGAATCGAAAGGGGTGCGCCTGCTGCTGGGGCTTGAGTTGGTGCGTAGACAGGATTTGCAAATGGAACCAGACCGAGGTTCTGTTGAACCTGCAGGCGCTCTTTTGCTAAGGCTAGGTCACCAGCGCCCTGCCCAGAAGCGGCTTGGTCCTTGCCGCCAAAGTAGTTGCCAAGAGTCTCGGCAAAGTTCATGGCGTTACGACCAATTCCGCTGAATAGGTCGTAAGCTCCTAGCGACAGGTCAGCGCGAGTCTTCTCCCAGCCTTTAGGCGTTGGCGTTGGCTTTGGGTCTTTAGGTGCCATTACATTGCTCCGTATCGTGCTAGAACTGCAGCCATTGCCTGCTGAATTGCGTCGCTCTTATATTGCTGACCAGACATAGTTGCAGTCCAGTCAAAGTTCTTGTCGTCCACGTTGCCGTAGTTCTGTAGGAACGAGTTGTTCAACTGAGCCAACTGGTCCTTTACGTCGGTCTGAGCAGCGATGTCCGCTGCGTTTGCGGTGTCCTGTGCGCGGTAGTAAGCGCCGCGAGCGCCGCCCTGCATGCCGCGCGAAGCAAAGTCGCCAGCAAGGTTGCGGCGGTTAGTGGCACCCTGCTGCTTCATGTTGCTCAACTGGCGGTTCGACGCAGTGGTTTGGTTCTGCAGGCTGGCAAGTGCGTTCATGCGAGCCATGTTGAACGCCGACTGGCCGCCAGCCATAGCCTGCTGGTAGATTGGGTCGTTTTCTAGCTTCCACTGCTCTGCGTAGTTAGCGGTTGCCTCAGTCGGAGTGCCAGTAGGAACTGGGCCACCAGCGCGCGGGATAACAGCGCCGCCACCAATCTGGTTGACGTCGCGAGCGCCGATAATGCCTTCATCAGTTGGCATCTGGTTGCTGTAGCCTGCCATTACTTGCCCATCCTAAGTACGTCTGGAGATGCGTATGCGCCCACTGCCTGCTTCTTCATTGACTGGAGCAGAGCCTGCTTGCGGGCCTTCTTCTTCATGTCGCGCTCAGCGTAGCCGGTCTTGTCGACTGGACCCATGTTTGGCGAAGAGGAGACGGCATTGTAGGTCTTAGCGCCCGCAGCGTAAGGGTTGAACGCATAAGTTCCGAGAATGGAACTCTGCTGAACTGCCATTAGTTCGCTCCCTTGGCAACCTTAGCCTTGACGCCAACCATAGGAGTCATGCTGAAAATCTGAACAGGTGAAGTGAGCGCCGTACCGTCACAGTCTAAGTATAACTCAAAGTAGATGCGGCGGAACCTCAGCGACTGGTTTAGCTTTGCCTCAATTCGCTGCACCGAGGTCTGCGGGAAGTCGCTCACGATGGTCTCTACGCCGCCCGAGGTCGAGATAATCGCATCCCAAGTTCCGTAGATAGTGTCGTCAAGTGCGTCCTTTGAGAGGCGGTCCCATGTGTAGAACGCGGTCTCGGCGTCGTAATCCTTCGACAACTCATCCCATGACGGTACACGCGGCGTCTCAGGCAAGGCGACCGGGTAGGTGATTGCCTTGACTGGCTTTGCTGAGGCGATGTCGGCTGACCAGTAGTAGAGTCGTTTCCATTCGACAGGCGTGTTGAAGTCGTAAATCTTTGTACGTACAGAGCACTGCATGCTCTCACTGCCGCCGTCGGTGACCGCCTTGTTCTCGACGCGGAGCATGACGTGCTGAGCTGCGATGTTTGGGTTCACGTCGCCAGACACTCCGTAGTAGAGTTCCTCAGCGGCAGACTCATCCATACGTGGCACAGTCACGAAGTAGGCTGCACGCGTTGCACTCTCCCACTCGCTCCAAGTGTCAAGGTCGAAGTTGTAGGCGAACATTGAGCCGTTGTGCCAGACGAGGCAGCGGCGACCAACGATACTGACTGCGTGCTGGAATCGCTGGGTGAAGTGGGTGTAGCTCTCGAACTTGACTCGCTGCGCGTTCAGCGGGTAGTACAGCCAGTTCTGGTAGCGGTACAGGATACCGCCAGATAGAACGAAGTGTGCGTTCTCAAAGCGCACGACCGAACGCTTGCTCTCGGCTCCGATGCCCTGCTGCATCGCCTGCATCTGGCCGCCTGCTGGGTCAGCGCCGAACGAGTAGCGGTAGGTCGAGCGGTTGCGGAAGATAACCAGGTCGTTGTAACCCTGCTCCATCGCGGTAATCCATTGACCGTCACCAGCGCCGATGTCTACGTAGTAGAAGTTGCCGGTGTCGTCAGTCCAGTCCCAGACCGAGGTGATTTCGCCTGATGGGCCGAAGGTGGTGATGTCTGACCAGAATACGGTGTTAGCCGTCGAGGTGCCCTCTACGCCATAGCCAAAGAAGCGGTTCTGAATAGTTTCAATGCCGCCCAGGTATGGCATGTTGGTGGTGGTGAAAGTGCTGCCGTCCCAGTATCCGCCGTTTGCAGTCAGCGAGCACAGGACAACCTTGTCCATGTACTGAGTGCAGTCGCTGGCCTTGTTGGCCCAGATTTCAGCCCAAGCCTTAGTGCCTACGTTGTAGAGCCAGGTCTTTGACGTGGTGGTGGCAACTAGGTAGCGAGTGCCGTCCTGCTTGATGTAGGTTCCGATGATGTCGAAAGCCTGGCCCGAAACAGGCGAAGATACGCCAGCCTCTTGGAAGATAGCAGGGCGTGACATGAGCGCACCGTTGCTGGTGAACTCAAGGTTGATAATGCTCGCCAGTTCCGCGTCATCGATTGACGACTGGTCCCAGTAGTTGTTTAGACCCTTGGTGAATCGCTGGAGAGAAGTTGACCGTTCGCGAACTTCAGTCGACATTAGTAGTCCTCAGGGTCTGGAGTGATGGTGAAGTAGAGGTCCGTCTGGTTCATGTTGTCCTTGTAGGCGAGGCGGCTTAGGCCATCGCGGAACTGAGACAACTTGTAGGTAGCCGCGGCGAAGTTCTCGTCCATCTCCATTGCCTGAGCAATGACGTAGTTCACAAGCTCGTTGAAGTAGCGGTCAGGCACCGACAGGTAGTCAGTCATCTGAGTCAGCGGGACTGGGTTTTTTAGGTACTCAATCTTGAGGCCGTTGGTGATGTTTTTGGCTGGCTTTGGGTAGATGGTGATTACGCCAGCACGCTCATACCAAACCGCTGGCGTGTCGGAAGTGCGAGCAAAGGCTGGGTCGCGGGTGATTGCGAACTCGCGAGCCTGCTGAATCGACACGGACTCGATAGGCATGCCGTCGATGTAGATAGCCTCGATAGCCAGGACCAGGTTGTCTGGGTATGGGTAGTCGTGCTGACCTGCAACAATGTTTGCGTACTTAGTGTCGCGGAGCAGGAAGTTCGAGTTTACGATTTCACGCTGAGCGTCGTTTATCCAGCGAAGGATTGCGTCGTCGGAAACCTGCGCGCCCGAAAGGTCGCCAAACTGGCTCTTTACGCGGATTGAGACATCTACACCCTTGAGGGTAAAGGTTTCCAGAGACATTGCTACTTCCTGAGGGTTTTGCCGCCGTGGCGGTACTCGTGCTTACCGGACTTCAACATGCTTCGCATCATGTCCTTGCGTTCCTCTTCCCAGTCAAGCTCGGATTTGGCTCGCATCAGCGCCTCTGACATCTCTAACAATTCTAGCCTATTCGCCTTGGAATTACTGTTGGCTAGGTCATTGTCCATGAGCCAGGCGAGCAATCTGTGGTCAATCTCTGACTCAGCCAGTGTACGGATGATGTACGGCGGGAGAATGTCTGGCTGGTCTTCCAGTGCAAACGGCTTCTCTGGCGTAAAACTTGGGTGAAGCGGGTCGAGCAGCTTCAGTGCAATGGTTGGGTACACGTCACGGATAACCTCGGCTACACGACGCTGGTGGTCAGTGCGGAGTCCGTTTAGTCGGTCAAATCTTAGGTAGTTACTCATTTTTCATCTCTATGGTAAGCCAAAGGGGAGTGCAGCGAGACGGACCACACTCCCCTTTGGGGTTTACTTGCTTCTTACAGCTCGTTGATACCAGTCATCTTCGCGTGTGCGTTACGACGGTAGGTACCAATCTCCGAGTACTGGAAGATGCGGGCTTCGTAGGCGTCAGTGTCAGCAACACGTGACCACATCGAACCATCGCGGTCCATCCATGCCCAGTCGCGCTTGCGGTTGATGACAAGCTCCTTGCTCGAGAGAGCGAAGAGAGTGCCCTTAGGCGCAGCGTAGTCCGAAACGAACTTGATTGGCTTGCCAACACCCTCGAAGGTGAAGGCACGCTGGCCACCAGTGAGCTCTGCACCGTTGGTGAAGCGACGGAGCGAGGTCAGGAGCGACCAGTAGGCGTTGAATACACCAGGCGAAGCCAGGAATACGTCAACGTCGCCGCCCTTCTTGTCAACGCTCTGAACGAGGTTGACAAGACCGAGCTCGGTGATGTTGCCTACGCCCGAAACAACGGTCGACTTCCACGAACCAACCTCAGTTGGGTCAATGCCGTGGAGCGAGCCGGTGTCCGAAACGATTGACGACAGACCAGTGAGTTCCTTGCCGAACGAGTTGGTGCCGTTCGATGCGCGAACGATAACGTCGCCGACTGCACCAGCAATCGAAGCCGAGAAGGTTACTGCGCCAGTTGCCTCGTTTACCGAAACAACGGTCAGGTGACCGCCCGAGTTCTTTACGGTTGGAACGCCATCTACAAGGTCAGTGCCGTCGAGCAGGTCAACAACCATACCCTCTTCGACGAAGTGTACGTCGTCGAAAACGATGGTGGTCGAAGTTGCTGCGGTCTTTACCTTAGCGATGGTGCCCGAAGCGTCGCCGTAAATCTGACGGTTGAGGTCAGTTGCCAGGTCGCGCTTGAGGCCCTTGATTTCGTTGTCAACTACGTTGATGAAGGCGTTGTAGTTGTCTGCAGCCTGCTCGAAGAGCTGACCGTCAACCTCGATAGCACCGTAAAGGTTCTTGAGGTATAGGTGAGCCTGCTTGTACTTCTGAGCGCCAGCAACAGGCAGCTTCTCGCGTACGCCGCGAGCGCCGATACCGTGGTTGCGTCCGATGTGGGTGTCGAAAATGACCTCGCGGCCATTCTGGGTGATGTGCTGCGACGAGGCCTCAATGAAGTCCAGCGCCGGAGTCTTGTCTCGGAGCTGCTCGTGAAGGTCACCGTAGACCAACTTGAGAGCTTCCGAGGCGAAAGTCAGAATTCCCTGACCAGCCATAATTATTCTCCTAAGAATAAAAAAGGAAGTGTTTAGTTTGCCCTACGACCCTGACCGCATCATTACGGCTGTATCCCAGACTAATGCTTATAGTAGCACAGATTTAGGCGTTATTTGCCTTCTGGTACTCAGCAAACAACTGAGCCAGCATCTCGCGCTTGCCCTTGTCGTCCTTAGGAAGACTTGCCTGCTGGGTTGGGATACCCGCACCACCGACTGAGCTGATGACGGTTGGAGCAGCAGCCTGGGTTGCCTGTGCGCCAACTGGCTGGAATCCGCCAACCATCTGGGCCAACTGCTGAGCCGCGTCTGTGACCGAAATCGAGCGTCCAGCGTTCTCTGCTGCCATCATCAGGTTGTAGATGGTCTGCTCGTGAGCATCGCTGATGTTGTACTTGCCCTTGAGGTCTTCCATCTCGCTAGTGATTGACTCCAGCTCACGGCTGGTCTCAGCCTCGAAAATCTGCTGGTTCTGGAAGTTCGAGAGTTCCTCAGTCTGAGCGCGAAGCTGCTCCATCTCCTTGCGGAGTGCCGATGGAATCTCGTCGTCTTCATACTCTTCGTCGACGTACTCAGCAGCGGCCTGCTCGGCCTCTGCCTCAAGCATGCCCTGCGAGGTGAGGTATTCCTTCATGGCGTTGAAGACGTAGACTGGGTTCTCGTCCATCTGGCGAGCCATCGTCAATCCAGCGTCGATGAGCGATGGGTCAATGCCCTGCTCTGCGTACTGCTTGAATGGGGTGTACTTCTCAAGCTGCTGCTGGAAGTACTTGTCCTGCTCCTGAAGGTAAGGGGTCACCTTTGAGTGCCAAGCCTCAGGCAACTCCTGAAGAAGCTTGTCGTATGCTGGGTGAACCTTCTCAGGCTCTGCTGGCGTGTTGTCAACTTCAGGGATTTCTAGTCCCTGCGTCTCGTTAGTCTCCAAGATTATCCTTGCTGTAGTTGTTCGCTAGTTTGACCAGTCTGGTCTGGAGTGCCCTGAGGCGCTCCCTGTGCAAGCATACCTTGTTCTGGTCCTGCCTGCATAGCCATTTCTTCCATAGCCTGCTGCTGTAGCGCAGCCTTGTGCATGGAAATGTGCTTCTCGAATTCGGCCTTGATGGCGTCGTCGAGAAGCTCGAAAGCCTGCGACTTGCGGAAGCGGTTGTGGATTTCAATGTGAACCGCGTGGTTGTCGTAGTCGTGAACCTGAACAACAGGTGGAACTGCGAGCCCAACCGGCTGACCGTTTGCATCGACCTGCCCAGGAACAGTCTTGTCGAGGTCGCCGTTTGCGGCACCCATCTCCCACTGCTGCTGGAACTGCTGAATCTGGCCCATGTCGAGGCGCTTCATCATGAGGTTCTCGCGCTGAGCCTGGTTCTCGTCCAACTTGATGATGTTGTAGAACTTGTGGAGCATGCCCATGTCGAGGATTTCGAGGCCGTCCTTTGGCTGGATAAAGCCCATCTTCATCCAGTCCGTGATGAGTGCCTGACGTGCAGACTTGCTGGTTGGCAGGGCCGAGCCAGACTCGATACGGATGTCAGTACCAGATGCGATGTCTGCGCCAGCGAGGACCATTGCGTCGAACGAGCCATCGTCGCCGACAGTCTTGACGAGGCGAGGCTGGTCTACGTACTGAACGAACAGCGAGAGGGCCTGACGTGCAGTCTTCTCGATTGCGGCTTCGATAGCCGAGAAGATAGTGGTGAGGTAGGCGTCGTCGCGCTCCTGCAGGTAGTTGATTGCAGTTGCTGCGGTGAGTCCGCCAGACTCGCCACGCGAGACCTGGTGCTGGCCTGAGATGTCCTCGAAGTCGCTCTGGAGCTGCTGGACTTCGTTGATGACGTAGTTAGGTAGCGGGGTCAGTGGAACTGGCTGAGGCATCGAGAAGCCAGGGCGAACTGGAATCCAAACGCCGGCGCGCGAGGTTACCTTGCGAGGGTCAACCGAACCCTCTTGGTACATCATCTGAGGCTTAGCCGCCATGTTCTTTGCGTGGATAATCTGCGAACGCAGGCGGTTGTACTCACGCTGAATTGGGATGAGGCTCTTGATTGAGCCACGGCGGTAGAACTTTCCAGTCGGGATGCTGTACAGGTGAGCAAACGGATACTGGTTGTGAGTGTAAGGGATGCCGTTCTCGGCGAGCTGCACAATCTCGTTGTCGATGATGGTGACGAGGCCGCCGTTAGGGAGCCACTTGCAGCCACCTGGCTTTGCCCACATCTCGATTACGAGAACCGAGTCAGGCTTCGAGGTGTCAGTGCCGCGCAGGTCCATGAGAGCCGCGTCAAGGATTTCCGATGACGAGACACGCGCAGGGGTGAAGTTGTCAGGGAGAACGTTCTTGAAGGTCTGCTTGACCCAGTTCTCGCTCTTGGTGTAGACGTTGAAGATGTAAGGCTGAGCCTCGATGTCCTCTTCGCTCAGGTCAGGCACGAACAGGTGGAATGGCGAGACAACCTCGAACTCCACGTCGCCCTGAGCGGCAACGCGCTTGCCAACGGTGCGCTGACCAGTGAAAGGGTCCTGCTGAGCAACTGGCTCGATAATCTGCTTGCCGCTGTTCCAGAAAGTCTTGATGAAGGCGTTGCCGGTGGTTGCACGCCAGAACTCAGCTTTCTGCAGCACGCGAGTCTGGAAGTGCTCGCGGTTGTAGATTGCGTCCCATAGAGCCTCAGCAGCACGTGCAGCCATGAGGTCTTCCTCGTCGTTCGAGGCTGGCGATACCGATGCGCTTGGGTGACCAGAGGTAGTCTTCGCAATCTCGGTACGGATGATTGGTTCAATGCGGTTGACGGTTACGCGAGGGAGTCCCTGAGGGTTCGGCTCTTCCGACAGAACCTGGTTCTTGCCGATGCTCTTCCATGAGTGGTACTGGTAGCCGTTGTAGAACGAAAGCTGCAGGTACCATTCCTGCTCTTCGCTCTTGCGGGCCTGCTTGCACTTCTCGTACTCCGAGCGAACCCACGAAACGAGGTTCTTAGCCTGCTCCTGCTGCTTGAACTTGTTGAGCAGGCTGTCGTCCTTCATCTCGCCCATAGGGGCGGCTGAAGTGCTGAGCGGCTGAATCTCGTTGTTAGCCATTGTCTAGTTCCTCTGCGATTTGCTTCCAGAGAGTGTCCTGCGCAGCCTGCTCCTGCTCCAGCAACTCAATATCGTCACCTGATAGATACGGTCCATTGTACCGTACTTCAGGCTCAACAGTCACGGTTGTGAGCTGTTGAAACGCCATCGGGTCTTTAGCGGCTAGAAGATTTGCGAGGTGCTTTACCGTCGCCTGCTGCTGGTTTGATATCGTCTGCAGCGGCTTCAGGGCCGTCGACATCGCCTTGAACAGGTACACTGCGGCGGTCGTCACTGCTGCCAGAAATAGTAAGGACAAAATCAGCAACGCTATTACGAATTCCATTGATAAGTTCCTCGACGTGGTTAGGGATGCGGTTGATGATGGCACGCGACGCTTCTAGTTCGTGGGTCGCGCTTGCAAGCTGCTCAGATAGAGCCGCTGGGTCGACCCAGCCAACAACAC